GTAAATGAAATTGGAGTAGGTACTGGTCAAACTGGTATAAGACCACCATATCCAAAAGGTGATAAGTTATCTGATAGAATGAAGGATGTAGAACAAGCAAGAAAACAAACAAATTCAGATAAAGAATATCAATACAAAAAATTAAAAGAGGCATTTACAAAAGGACAATTATATGCAGGAAACCTTAAAATAGGTGGAATTGTAGTCCCAATAGAAGTTGAATTAGTTGGTGCAGATAATACAAAAAAAGAATTCATTACAAAAATAATTCATATTGATAAAAAATATCAACACAAATTACCAATTGATGGAACTTTAAGAATACCTGCTAGAATATTCCGTTTTACTGGTGGTTGGAGAAAAATTAAAACTCCATCTGCGTTTGAAAGTGCACTTATTGAAATTAGTGCATCCGGTGATGGAACTATGGGTGGATTTTTCAATGATGGTAACTCTACAACTGGTTATGCGTGGAATTCAGATTGGGATGATTATGATGACCAAGGATATTATTTAGATAATTTACCAGATTGGACAAACGTACATGAAAAACCATCTGAATACGAAAAGAAAAAAGCAACTGACCAAACTTTACCAATTGATGGACATACTGATGGTAAGACTTCAAAATACAATCGTATTTTAAAACAAAATTTCAAAGAACCAACTGAATTCTTAAAAAACGCAGATATTAAATTAAATGAAGGTATGATTATGGAAGGTGGTGCATATGGACATATGAATCATCCTTTTGATACTGAAATCAATTTAACATTTGGTCAATTAAAAGATATTGTAAATCTTGCGTTAGATGGTAATCTACAACTTGCAAGAGAAAAGACTGATGGACAGGCTTTAGCAATCAGTTGGGTAAATGGTAAGTTAGTTGCAGCTCGTAACAAATCTCATTTAGCAAATAGAGGTGCAAACGCCTTAGATATTAGTGGTGTTGCTACTAAATTTGCTGGTAGAGGTGAATTAGAGAAAGCATATAACTTTGCAATGCAAGATTTAACAAAAGCTATTAAATCTCTTTCTAATAAACAAAAAGAAAAGATTTTTAAGAATGGTGCTTGTTTTATGAACATTGAGGTGATATATCCTACATCAGTAAATGTTATTCCTTACGGACAACCTTTATTAGTATTTCACGGAACTATGGAATATGATGAAAGTGGTAATGCAATTGGTGAAAACCCAGAAGCAGGAAGAATGTTGGCGGGTATGGTTAAACAAGTAGAACAACACGTACAAGATAATTATACTTTACAAGGCCCACCTGTATTATCTTTACCAAAATCACAAGACCTTGCATCAAAAAAACCAAAATACCTTGCTAAAATTTCTAAATTACAAAAAGAATTTGGATTAGGTGATACTGCAGGTGTTGCAGAATATCATCAAGCATGGTGGGAGAACTTTGTAGATAAAAAATCACCAACTACATTAGATAATAATATCAAAATTGGATTAGTTAAGAGATGGGCGTTTGGTGAGAAGGGATTCCGTATTGATAAAAATACAATTAAGGATGAAAAAACACTTGCATGGGCAACTAAGATAGATAAAGAAGACCATAAAGGAATCACTAAGGATAATTTAATGAAATTTGAAGATATATTCTTAGGAGTTGGTGCAGAAGTACTTTCATTCACATCATCAGTATTGACAGTGAACCCTGATAAAGCAGTTAGGGATATGAAAAAAAGATTAGACCAAACAATTAAAGATGTTCAGGCTAGTGGAGACCCTAAAAAATTAGAAAAATTAAAATTAGAATTAAAAAGATTAAATTCAATTGGAGGACCATCTAAAATTGTTCCAATTGAAGGTATTGTCTTTATATACAATGGTCAAACATTCAAATTGACCGGTGCATTCGCATCATTAAATCAACTTTTGGGTATTTTTTACTAAAAATAACTCTTTCGCCATATTTATCTATATTAAAATAAAAACCTAATATATAATAATAATGGCGAAAGAGTTTAAAAAGAAATATATGCATCCAACTCGTAGAAAGTTGGTTGATATGGTGTTACATGGTGCGGAATACGAAACTAATACTACCATAGGTTGGAATGCTGATAAAATTGAACGTAAAGTTGGTGATGTTTGGGAAGATGAATATCACAAATACGAAAAGAAAGAAGGATTTATTTTAAAAACCTCTAAGAATTCTGAAGCGTTCGAAGAAATTCGTAAATGGAAAGAAGAACAAACACGTTGTAAAGGTTCGGAGTGTAAAACAATCAAATTTACACCTACTCATAAAAAACTTATTGAAAAGACAGGATTTTGTGCTAATTGTTTAGCAGAAATGGAAACTAAAATTCGTGCATTGGGATTTTGGGAACAATATGAGGATTATAAAATATATACTCGTATGTTGATAGATGGTAAAATACGTTTGGAAGAACTTAAACAAGCACAAGCGGAAGTTAAACCATACTATGAATACACTAACGAAGATGGAACTACCGAAAAATGGGAACTACCACAATCAGTAGATGAGGTAAAAGCAGAATTGCAAGAATTAATTGATTATGGAACGGAAGAATTAAAATCCGTAGAGAAATTCAGAAATCAAGCATTTGAAATTCTAAAAGAAAACAAATTGGAGCATTACTTATAATATGGCAGGTGCATCATTAAAAGATATAATCAAAATAGAGTATCAGAAATGTGCTGGTGACCCGATTTATTTCATGCGTAAGTATTGTATGATTCAACATCCGGTTAGAGGTAAAATACCTTTCCACCTATATCCATTTCAAGAGGATACACTTACTGATTTCAAAGATAATCGTTTTAATATCGTATTAAAATCCCGTCAAACGGGTATTTCAACGTTGGTAGCAGGTTTCTCATTATGGAAAATGTTATTCAATCAAGATTTTAACGTATTGGTAATTGCAACAAAACAAGAAGTTGCTAAAAACCTTATCACTAAGATTAGAGTAATGAACCAATACTTACCGAGTTGGTTAAAACAAACGACAGTTGAAGATAATAAACTTTCATTAAGATACTCAAATGGTTCACAGGCAAAAGCAACATCTGCAGCAGGAGATGCCGGTCGTTCGGAAGCATTATCACTCTTAGTATTTGATGAGGCAGCCTTCATTGATAGTATTGAGGAGATTTGGATTTCTGCACAATCAACATTATCAACTGGTGGTAATGCAATTATTCTTTCAACACCTAATGGTGTGGGTAATTTCTTTCATAGAACGTGGGTAGGTGCAGAAGAAGGTAGAAATGGTTTCAATACAATTCGTTTACACTGGTCAGTTCATCCTGAGCGTGGTCAAGCATGGAGAGATGAGCAAGAAAGATTGTTAGGACCGAAAGGTGCAGCACAAGAATGTGATTGTGACTTTGTTAGTTCCGGTGATACTGTCATAGACCCTGCATTATTACAATTTTATAGAGAAACATATTGTCAAGAACCTATTGAACGAACTGGGTTTGATGGAAACCTATGGAAATGGGAATATCCAGATTATTCACGTTCTTATATGGTAGTTGCCGACGTTGCACGTGGTGATGGTGGAGACTACTCTACTGCACAAGTAATTGATATTGTAAATTCAATACAAGTTGCTGAATATAAAGGTAAATTAGATACAAAAGATTTTGGTAATTTTTTAGTTTCACTTTCTACTGATTATAACGAAGCATTATTAGTAATAGAAAACGCAAATATTGGTTGGGCGGTAATACAACAAGTAATCGATAGAGGATATAAAAACTTATTCTATATGAGTAAGGATTTAAAATATGTAGATGTTGCTCATCAAATGACAAACAAGTTTAGAGCAGAAGAGAGAGGTATGGTTGCCGGGTTCTCTACTACCTCTAAAACCCGTCCATTAATTATTTCTAAGTTAGATGATTACCTAAGAGAAAAATCCTTTACAATCCGTTCTACGAGGTTAATAGATGAATTATTTACATTTATATGGAATGGTAATCGTGCAGAGGCAATGAAAGGATATAATGATGACTTAGTAATGTCACTTTCAATTGGATTATGGGTTAGAGATACTGCATTGAGATTAAGACAAGAAGGTATTGACCTTACAAAAAGTGCATTGGGAGGTATAAATCAAAGTATAACTGATATGGGTTATGGATTTGGTGGAAACTCTGCTTTCGAAGAAAACCCTTGGCAAATGCAAGTTGGAAACTCAACGGAAGATTTATCGTGGTTGATAAAATAATTAAATAAAAAAATGTATATATTTATAGTGTATAGGAGAAATATACCATGATAAAATTAACAAACATACTGAATGAAGAAGTCGAAGATTATCCATTTGACCAACCAGAACATAATTTTTTAGATTATGATGAATTAGATGTTGAAGATGAAGATGAAGAAGACTTTCTTAACTTTTTAAAATCATATACATCAGAATTACAAGAAGCAAATTGTAATTGTGTTTTCGAAGCCGAATATCAAGGTAGAGAAGTTAAATTGGGTAAACCAATGCAAGGTGATGTTAAAAAATTCAAAGTTTATGTTAAAAACCCAAAGACAGGAAAAGTTATCAAAGTAAACTTTGGTCAACCGGGTATGAACATTAAGAAAAATAATCCTGAAAGAAGAAAATCTTTTAGAGCAAGACACAATTGTGATAATCCAGGTCCACGTACAAAAGCACGTTACTGGTCTTGCAGAAAGTGGTAATAGTAAACAATAAATTATGGCAGATACTTCATTTTTTGGTAGGTTAAAGAAACTCTTTTCCCAAAAGGCAATCGTTACGGTCACGCCCGATGGTAGAAGAAAGGTATTTGACTTCGATGAAAGACAACAAACCAATCTATCTTCATTAAGAGATAGATACACAAAGATTCAAAAGTCTTTCTATGAACAAGCAGGTGGTGCACAATCAATGGCATACCAACAAGTTCGTAGAGAGGTGTTTAGAGATTATGATGCAATGGACCAAGACCCAATTATTGCATCTGCTTTGGATATTTACGCTGATGAATCTACCTTAAAGAACGAATTTGGTGATATGTTAATCATCCGTTCTGATAATCCACGTGTACAAGAATTATTAGAGAACTTATACTACGATATTTTAAATATTGAGTTTGCTTTATGGCCGTGGGTTCGTAATATGTGTAAATATGGTGATTTCTTTTTAGGTTTAGAAATTGGTGAAGGTAAGGGTATCGTAAACGTTACTCCTTATTCACAATATAATACCGAAAGAATAGAAGGAACTGACCCTACTAACCCTAATATGGTTAAATTCAGAGTAATGGATGATGCAATTGGAAAAGTTGATTATGATAACTTTGAAATTGCCCATTTCCGTTTATTATCTGATACAAACTGGTTACCTTATGGTAAATCAATGATTGAAAATGGTAGAAGATTGTGGAAACAATTATCTCTTATGGAAGATGCGATGTTAATTCATCGTATTATGAGAGCACCAGAAAAAAGAGTATTCAAAATTGATATTGGTAATATTAATCCAACGGAAGTTGATAATTACATGCAACGTATCATTTCCAAAATGAAAAAAATTCCTTTTGTAAATAAAGATACTGGTGATTACAATTTAAAATACAATATGCAAAACTTAACGGAAGATTTTTATCTACCGGTAAGAGGAAGTGATAGTGGTACATCAATTGATAACCTAAGTGGTTTAGAGTACACTGCAACGGAGGATATTGAATATTTAAAAGCTAAATTATTTGCTGCATTAAAAATTCCAAAAGCATATTTGGGATATGAAGAAAATATTAATGGTAAAGCAACCTTAGCAGCAGAAGATGTACGTTTTGCACGTACAATTGAAAGAATCCAAAAAATGGTAGTATCAGAATTATCACGTATTGGTGTAATACACTTATTTGGTAATGGTATTGAAGATTCTGAAATGACTAATTTCGAAATTAGTTTAGTAAATCCATCAACAATCTACGAACAAGAAAAAGTAAATTTATGGTCTGAAAAGATTCGTTTGGCAACTGATATACAATCATTAAAAATGTTGTCAAAAGATTGGATTTACGATAATATCTTTAAAATGTCTGATTCAGAACAAACTGAACAAAGAGGTAAAATTGTTGAAGATATTAAAGATACATTCCGTTACAATTCTATTGAAACCGAAGGTAATGACCCTGCTAATCCTCCAAAACAAACCGATGTTGAGGAAAGTTTAGAAAACTTAAAGACTGAACTTAGAGCAAAAGTAGGAAGACCTCGTGAAGGTAACACATATGGTAAAGATAAACATCCATATGGTAGAGACCCATTGGGTGATAATGAAAGAACATCTAAAAGAAACCGAACATCAGAGGCTAAAGCCAAAAGTTTTATCAACGGGATTTCATCAAAACGTAAATTTTTACACGAAACCAAAGATATGTTAGATGAAACTAATATTATCGATGATACGGAAAAATTCATTTAACTTACAATTTTTAATATTTATATAGAGAAATTTTGAGTCTATCAAAATAAGGATTAACAAATGAGAAAAATAAAACATTCGAAATTCAAAAATACAGGGTTCCTATTTGAGTTATTGACACGTCAGATAACTTTGGAGATTTTGAACAATGCACCGGAAGAAAAAGCCAAAAAAATAGTACAAGAATTTTTTGGTGGTAAAACTGAAATGGCCAAAGAATTACGTTTATTCAATTTATTGATAAACGAAAAATATAATTCTGAAAGTAAAGCAGAAAAATATATCGATGCTATTATAGAAACTCGTACAAAATTAGATGAGAACAAACTTGCAAGAGAAAAATATAATCTTGTTAAATCAATCAAAGAGAATTTTGAATTAGATTCATTCTTATCATCACCTGTAGCTAACTATAAAGTTTTAGCCTCTGTGCATAAGATTTTTGAAGCAAAAGTACAAGATGTAACTAACGTTAAGGAAGTATTTGATGCTAAATTAACTTTGATAGAACATATTTCATCTTCAACACCATCTTTAAAACAAAAAGAAGATAAATTGTTAGAAGATTATAGAAAACAAGAAAAAGATTTAAGATTACTTACATATAAGATTCTTGTTGAAACATTTAACAAAAAATATACTAACTTAAATGATGACCAAAAGGATATTTTAAGAGAATATATTAATAATGTAAACAATACATCTAAATTTGGTGAATATTTTGATTCTAAATTAAAAGGTGTTGTTACTGAATTACATAAACTTTATTCCGAAGTTAATGATAAAATCACAAAGATTAAATTGAAAGAAACAATTAATGTTATGAAACAACAAAAGGTTGGTAAGAAAGTTACCGATGAGCAAGTTTCAGCGTTGATGATGTCATACGAATTGATAAAGGAAATAAAAAATGTTAAAGAAAGAAAATCTTAAATCGTATATAGACGAACTTATTAAAGAAGTTGAAGAGGAGTTGAAAGAATCCACTGCTACTGGTGCAGTCGATGGTTATCAAACTCCTTTTGCTTTTTCTGGTAAGAGAAAACAAGATAAAGCCAAAGCACAATCAAATATTGATGTGACTGGATATACGAAAGTAAAAGATATTGATGAATTGAAAGAAGGTAAATCAAAAAGACCTGTAAATCGTTGGTTAGAATTAAAAAACGATGAATCAATGCATGCAAATAAAAAGTTGGCAGTAGGATTGAGAGAATTAAAATATCAGTTAAGTGAGGTTGAAAAGTTTTTCCGTTGGTATAATCAAATTAAAACAATGAATGAACTATCATCTGATTCGTTTTGGAAAAGAACAAATACTCATATTTATAAAATAAAAGAAAGATTAATCAATATCGCAAAAACAATACAGGAGATAGAAAAATAATGAAAATTTCAAGAGCAAGATTAAAGGAAATAGTTAAAGAGGTAATGGTTGAAGAAACTGAATACCAACAATTTTTCCAATCAGCATTAGATAAGGCTGGTAAATCAATCCCATCTATGTCAGATGATGAAAAGAAAGCTTTCTTTGATAAAATTGATGCAGCATGGAAAGGTAAAGGTGAGAAAAACGAAGCTAAGAAAAAGTGGTAATTTACCTAACTATTTTTAGATTAAATAATAAAAGAAACGTTTGGGGAGTATAATGAAAAATTTATTAATTGAGACTAACCTATTTGAAGGTAAAATCAACGAAGATGCATCAGGTAGAACACTGGTTAAAGGTGTTTTACAAAGAGCTGTTGCTGAAAATCAGAATGGTAGAGTGTATCCGTTAGAAATCTTACAAAGAGAAGCAAAGAAATATGAAACTCTTATTAAGGAAAGACGTGCATTAGGAGAATTAGACCATCCAGATTCATCAGTAATCAACTTAAAGAACGTTTCCCATAATGTAAGAGAAATATGGTGGGAAGGTAATGATTTATGCGGGACAGTTGAAATTTTACCAACCCCATCTGGTAATATATTAAAAGAATTATTAAGAGCAGGAATACTTTTAGGTATTTCTTCTCGTGGTATGGGTTCAGTAACTCCTATGGGAGAAGGTAAGGTGAAAGTTGGTGAAGATTTCGAACTAATTGGTTGGGATTTTGTATCTAACCCATCTACTCATGGTGCATTTATGACACCGATGAATGAATCCGTAAACAAACAATTACAAGAACAAGCGATAGTATGTGGTGATTATTGTAAGGCACAAGACCTTATGAGAGAAATCATTACTGAATTATCATAAAGGAAAGAAAAATGGCAGGATTTTCAATAGAAGATTACCTAAAAAATAATAAAATAGAATTAGGTAGTATTAAGAAAGAGGTTGGTGATACTCCATATAAGGGTGGTCATAACGATATTCGTAAAACTAACTATGATGTTAAGATTAAAGAAGACGGTAAATTAGATTTATATACACATAAAACTATAATGACCGAAAATAAAAGTTTATTAAAAGAAGCATCTGAAATTTCATTTGGTGAATTAGATTCTAATAAACAAAAACAAATTAATGTTTTTGAAAAATTCTTTAATGGTAAACAAGAAAGAATTTGGGATGGTATTCATGGATATATCGTTGAAATTAAAGTACCAACTGGAAAAAATAGATTAGATACATCAGATTTAAAAGCTTTAAGTAATATGAAATTACGTTGGATAGAGTTTGACGGACAAATTGCATCAATAGGATTTTAATATAAGGAATAAATAATGATTAGAATTAAAAACTTACTTACCGAAGAAACATTTACTGCTACAAACAAAGCAAGTGGTAAAACATCCGTATTTAAATCAAAAGATAGTAGAGATGCTGCAATCAAAGCAGGAACTCATTCTAAAATAGATGATAAAGGAAACAAAACTACTGCAGGTAAATCATCAAACGTAAATATTTTTGATAAACCATCTAAGGAAAAATCTAAGTCTTCATCCACAACATCAACGCCATCTGATATGGGGGTTGATTCAGTTGTTTATAACAAAAGAACTAAGACAGTTGGTATTGTAAGATTAGGTGATGAAAGAGGTGAAACTAAAACTGATGCGGATGGTAATGTAAACACATCAGAATTAGAACCATACAATCCAATGAAGTATCCACATCAAAAGGATGCAAAAGTTGCACCATCTACTAAAAAAGAAATAGATAGTAGAGGATTATGGAAACCATTTGCACAATCAAAGGATACTACATCATCAGAACCTAAACAAGCGGAAGAACCTAAAAAAGATAACGGATTTCAAACTCCAAAAAGACAAGGTAATCCACAAGTAAATAAAGCAGTTAGAGCTAAAGCAGAATCATTAGGAATCACTCCACAAAAATTAGGAAATGAGGAATATAGAACTAAAATGATGCAAGCAGCAGTTGAAGCCCTAACAGATTCTAATTTTCATCAAGAAGCTAGAGAATTAGTTGCTAAATTAGAAGGTAAACCTGAATTAGCAGAAAGACCAGAGTATCCATCACCATCTGACCCTCAATTTAGAGAGAAGATGGCAGCAATTAGTGCAAAATACGATTCGGTATATTCTGAAAGTGATACACAAACTGATGCACTTGCACACACTGCTTCACAAGAGGCTGGCTGGGATGGTGTTGATGCGGTTGATGGTATTGTATTTGCATTTAGAATGAACGGATTCCATAAAGAAGCAGCATTAATTCAATCAATATTCGATGATAAACCTTATATGAAAAACGAAGGTAGAATTTC